TTATAATTGATGATCAAATTAGTTTGATAGTTGAAGAGATGGAAGCAGATAGAAGTATCCTTTGTTTCTCTGATAAAAAGAACTATCGTAAAGAAATTAATCCTGAGTATAAAGCTAACCGAAGAGGAGGAAGAAAACCTTTATGTTTTACAGGAGCATTACAATATTGTAAAGATACCTATTCTTTTCGTCAGTTCACTTCCTTAGAAGCTGATGATGTAATAGGAATCATTGCTACTACTGAGAGTGATAAGAATGAATATGTTATTGTTAGTGAAGATAAAGATCTTCTAACTATTCCAGGATTACATTGGAATCTTAAAACTAAGGAGTTATTTTCTCTCTCCGAAAAAGAAGCAGACTTTAATTTCTTTGCTCAAACTTTAACAGGAGATACAGTCGATAACTATAAAGGATGTCCTAGTGTAGGTAAAGTAACAGCAGAAAAGTTATTAAGATCTGCTACTTCAAAAGGAGAAGATCTCTGGGAAACTATAGTAAATAGGTATGAGAAAGCAGGACTAGCAGAACAAGATGCTATCTTAAATGCTCGTATGGCAAGGATACTCAGGAAGTGTGAGTACAATAGACAAACCGAAGAAGTTAAACTATGGAGTCCTCATGAGTAACTATGATATGGATGAGATAGAAAGGAAACAATCTCAGAAACAGAAAAAACAATGGAGGAACTACGTTGATTCTAGTTTAAAGCATCCCTTAGATAATAGGTATAGTTCTCAAGAAGGGTTTGGAAGAGATGATCAGGATAATATACAAGAGATTCTCAGGAAGAACTCCAAAATTCCTAGTAAATCCTGTCAACAATGGGATGCACAAACTCAGAGTTATGTAGAAGTAATAAAAGAGTTAGATAAAGATGTTAAGGAGATGACTGATGATCCAGTTGGGTATGAGTTATACAATGCTCCTGAAAATATACTACCTCTAGGAAATAAAGAGATAGTAGAAAAAAGTAATGAAGACCTAATAAAAAATCCAAATCACTATGAAGGATTTGGAATTTCTCCTCTTGAATATATCACAGCTAATGAATTGGATTTTATAGAAGGAAATATCATTAAGTATGTTTCTCGTTACCAATCCAAAGGAGGAGTTAATGACTTGTTAAAAGCTCAAACTTATTTAGAAAAATTAATCGAAAGAGAAAGAGGAAAAAATGAATAAATTACCAACCCAATACCAAGAGTATATACATCTGAGTCGTTATTCCAGATGGCTGCCTGATAAGAAACGAAGAGAAACATGGGAAGAAACAGTTGCCAGATACTTCAAGTTCTTTGAAGAACATTTACAGGAAAATTTTTCTTACGAAATTCCTAAGAAGCTCAGGATGGAACTGGAAGAAGCTGTACTAAAGCTAGAGATAATGCCATCCATGCGTTGTCTTATGACAGCAGGACCAGCCCTAAAGAAGGAGAACATAGCTGGATATAACTGCGCCTATACTCCTATAGATTCCATGAAATCTTTTGATGAGATTTTGTATGTCCTCATGAATGGTACAGGAGTTGGATTTTCTGTAGAAACTAAGCACATACATAAGCTACCATTCATTCCAGAAGAGTTGTATCCTACTGATACTATTATAAAAGTTAGGGATTCCAAACTTGGATGGGCTAAAGCTTTTAGGGAATTACTTTCTCTTCTCTGTACTGGTTTGATTCCTAGTTGGGATATGTCTGCAGTTAGACCTGCAGGAGCAGTACTCAAAACATTTGGAGGAAGAGCAAGCGGACCTGAGCCATTGGAATCCTTGTTTCAATTTACTATAGAAAAATTTCAAGGAGCTAAAGGAAGAAAGTTACGTCCTCTAGAATGCCATGATATAACCTGTAAAATTGCAGAGTGTATAGTAGTTGGAGGAGTAAGAAGAAGTGCATTGCTATCTCTTTCAGATCTTGGAGATGATGAACTGCGTACATGTAAGACAGGAGAGTTTGGCTATGAAAATGCTCAAAGATACCTAGCTAATAACTCAACAAACTACCACGCAAAACCAGACTTAGGAACTTTCTTGAAGGAGTGGAGAAGCCTTTATATGTCCAAGTCAGGTGAGCGTGGTATCTTCTCATCTTTTAATGCTAAAAAACATACAAAAAAACTAGGAAAAAGAAGGGAAACTAATCATGACTTTGGAACTAATCCTTGCTCTGAAATTATCCTTAGACCTAGAGAGTTCTGTAACCTTACTGAAGCAGTAATAAGGAGTAATGATAGATGGTCTGACATTCAACGTAAAGTTGAGTTAGCAGCTGTTCTTGGAACCTGGCAGAGTACCCTAACTAACTTCAGGTACATCTCAAATAAGTGGAAAATAAACTGTGAAGAAGAAAGATTGTTAGGAGTTAGTTTAACTGGTATCATGGACAATGATCTAACTAATGGTCATGACTTGGTATCTCCCACAGAGATTGATATTCTTTCTGAGAATTTAGAACTTCTTAAAGAAAAAGCACTAGGTCAGAACAAGTGGATGTCAGATCAGATAGGTATTAATTCTTCTGCTGCTATTACTGCAATCAAACCTTCAGGAACAGTTAGTCAGTTAGTAGACTCAGCTTCAGGAATTCATACTAGGCATAGTCTGTACTACATCCGAACAGTTAGAGGAGACAAGAAAGATCCTATCACTAAGCTAATGATAGAGCAAGGAGTTCCTTATGAAGATGATATAGTTAAACCAGAAACAGGTGTAGTATTTTCTTTTCCTATGGAGTCTCCTAAAGATGCTTTATGTAGGAATGATTTATCTGCAATAGATCAACTTGTTTTACACTCAGTTTATACAGAAGCATTTACTGAACATAAAGTTAGTCAAACTATTTCAGTAAAAGAAGATGAGTGGCTGGAAGTAGGAGCATTTGTATACAGAAACTTTGATGGAATCTCTGGAGTATCCTTTCTTCCTCATTCTGATCATGTCTATAAACAAGCACCATATCAGGACTGTACTCAAAAAGAGTACAAATCACTCCTTAAAAAGATGCCTGTTCTTGATTGGAGTAAGCTTTCCAAGTATGAAAGTGATGATTATACAGTAGCTTCACAGGAGCTTTCTTGCTCAGGGGGAGCATGTGAAATTGTATAATAAATACAAGGACTTATGTGTATGTTCTTGATTTAGTATATACATAAGTCCCACTCTAGGAATAGAAAGGTTACTATATGTTAGCAAAGTATAATATTTCTGAAGATTTATTAGTATGGTTAAAAGAAACTTTTCCAAATAAATTACCAGTAAATACCTCAACAACTATTGAAGGAATTAGATTTCTTCAAGGTCAACAAGATGTAATCAATGTTATTGAAGCTACTTATAAAGAGAGTATAGAAGATGTGTATGATGAATAGTGGTTCAACTCCAGATGTACCTGCTCCAGAAAAGTTTGTTGCTGGTTCTGGTAAAACTATTAAAGAAAAAGAAGCTCTCTTTAAAGCTAATAAATTTCGTAGCAGAAATATGAATCTGAGGATTAGACCTACTGTTTAATTAATATAAGAGGAGGATATGTTACAACTAATTAAACCAGAAGAGATAGAAAAGAATTGGGATAAGTATAAAGCTAATATTAAAAAAGCTTTTGAAGCTACTGATGGTGGCGCACTTATCATGAGTGACAGTAAAAAAGATTTTTACAGTTATATCTATAATAGATTAGTAAATCCTTTTCAGAATTCAATGACCTTATGGGTAGAAGGTGAAGAAAACTATGTTGTACTAACCCAATTACAGAAGTGTAGTTTTACAGGTAAAAAAACTCTTGTACTTAATGCCTGTACTCGTACTAAAGATGTAGATAAAGAGACAGTAGCAGAAAGATATTTAGATATGTTTAAAACTCTCTCTAAATTTGCAGTCCATAATAAATGTGTAGGAATGTACATGTATTCTGATCTTGATTATTATGCAAAACGTGTAGAAGAAACTAGAGAATTAACTAATGCTGTTACTCGTTACCAGTTTTATTTCCCATTAAAATAATATGAAAATATATAAAGAAGTTGTTTATCAAGTTGCTGGTGATAAGCTAGTAAGAGTTTCTGAAGACTCATTTGAGTACTCTGGTGAAGTTACAGAATGTAAAACTACTGGTGCAGAAATTGTAGAAGAATATGTGGCTCCAGTAGTGGATGTAGCAACAAATCCATTAGAGCAAACAGCCGATGTACTTGGAGATCTTGGTACACCTAATTTAGATTTAGGTACACCTAATATTCCTACACCAAACATGGAACAGTTTGGAACAGGACAAGGAGGAACAATGGGAGATATATTTGGAGGAGCTTCTTATTATGGTGGTAAGATTAATGAAGAGTGGATAGGTGGAGCTTTTAATTATATAGGAGAAAAAATGCAGGAACTCTCAGACTTCATTCATGGTACTACAGACCCTACTACTGTAACTGTAGACCCAGATCAAAGTGCTTACTCTGGATTAACAGCTAATAAAAAATCTGCAGAGTTAGCAGCAAACAAAGCAAAAAGTCAAGCACGAGGATCTTTACGAATTAGCTGATGAAGAAATATACAAAAACCGAAATTAATATTGACTCTGAGTATACTGAAGAAGGTGTAGTCAAAGGAAAATATGATAAGTATGCATCTGATAGAGAAAACTATCTGAATAGAGGAAGAGAAGCTTCCTTATTTACCATCCCTAGTCTCCTACCCCTACAAGATCATAGAAGTACAACAGAATTTATAACTCCTTTTCAATCTATTGGAGCAGAAGGAGTAAATAATTTAAGCTCCAAACTTCTAATGACCTTGCTTCCACCTAATGCTCCCTTCTTTCGTTTAGTTGTAGATAGCTCAGAACTAGAAGCACTAATAGCAGAACAGAGATCTGAAGCTGAAGAGTCCTTAGCAAAGATTGAACGTATGGTAATGCAGGAAATCGAAGTTGAGGATTAAGAGTTCCTATTTCTGAGGCATTAAAACAACTTATTGTTACAGGAAATGTTCTTGTATACTTACCTCCTAAAGAACAGATAAGAGTTTTTCGTTTAGATCGTTATGTGGTCAAACGAGATGCAATGGGAAATGTATTAGAAATTATAACTAAAGAATCCTTATCTCCTTTATCTCTACCTGAAAGTACTAAAGAACTTCTAACTGATCCTGAATCTGAAGCTACCACAAAGAATCAAGACCTCTATACTTGTGTCAAATGGACAGGAAAGAACTGGATAATCCATCAAGAACTAAATGGTCTTACAGTTCCAGGATCAGAAGGTTCATACACTAAGAAGAAGTGTCCTTTCCTTGCTCTACGCTTCACCTCAATGGATGGAGAAGACTATGGAAGAGGATATGTAGAAGAGTACTTAGGAGATCTAAAGTCTTTAGAATCATTAACTCAGTCTATTGTAGAAGGTTCAGCAGCCGCTGCAAAAGTTCTATTTATGGTCAGACCAAATGGAACTACACGAATTAAAACTCTTGCTGATTCTCCAAATGGAGCAATAGTTACAGGCGATGATAATGATGTATCTACTCTCCAGCTTGGAAAGACTCAGGATTTTGCTATAGCTGCACAAACTATTCAGCAGTTACAGACTAGATTATCTAGAGTGTTCCTAATGAACTCTTCTATCCGTAGAGATGCTGAACGTGTTACTGCACAAGAAATTAGAATAGCTCATCAGGAGCTTGAGATAGCATTAGGAGGAGTATATGCAGTTCTTTCACAGGAGTTTCAATTACCTTTGGTAGAATTATTAATGCATAAGATGGGAAAAGAAAAGAAGATACCTACTTTACCTGATGAAGGATTAAAACCTCTTATTATTACAGGAATTGAAGCTCTAGGAAGAGGGGAAGATCTAAATAAATTAGGACAGTTTATGCAAAGTCTTGCTCCACTTGGTCCAGAAGTCATGCAGGAGTTAAATATATCAGATTATATCACTAGACTTGCAGGATCACTTGGAATTGATACTGAAGGTCTAGTAAAATCTGAAGAACAGAAACAGCTTGAAGCACAAGAAGCTCAAGCAGCACAAGCACAAATGGTGAATCAACAAACGATGGGGAAATTAGCTGAGAAAGCTATGCCAGAGATGGCTAAATCAATGAGTCAATCAGGTATGGGAGAAGAACCTCCACCTCCTCAAATGAATAATTAACTTTTAAAGGGGTAACAAAATGGCAGATCTTAACCAAATTAGTACACATGAAGATGCTCCAGTTCCAGTAGAAGGAACTAAAGAACATGAAGCATCTATGGTACAACTAGCAGAAGAATCTAATTCAGTACAACGAGAGGATGAGCAACCTTCATGGTTGCCTGATAAATTTGAAAGTCCTGAAGATATGGCGAAAGCCTACCATGACTTAGAAAAGAAATTATCATCAGGTCAGGAGTCTGTAGCGAACAGCGATGAGGCTACACCCCCTCCGCAGACTCCTCAACCAACTATCGAAGAAGCAAAGCAAGCTCTATCAGATCAAGGACTTAATTATGATAAGTATGCAAAAGAGTTTAATGATACTTCTACATTGTCTCCTGAATCTTATAAAGAATTACAAGACAAAGGACTTACTACTGAAGTAGTTGATTCATGGATTCAGGGTCAACAAGCAATAGCAGATAAAATGATTAAAGCAGTTCATACTTCTGTAGGTGGTGAAGATGAATACAAAAATTTATTAGAGTGGGCTGGTCAAAACCTGAGTAAACCAGATCAGGATTCTTTTAATAGAGCAGTAGAAAGTGACAATCCGAATGATGGTTTGTTTGCTGTAAAATCTCTAAATGCTCAGTTTCAAGTAGAAAACGGAAGCTCACCAAATCTTATACAGGGTACTACAGGTGGTTCAGGATCAGGAAGTTTCGATTCGTTAGCGCAAATGTCGGAAGCAATGAGAGATCCTAAATATCTTAGTGACCCTGCTTTTAGGGAAGATGTATCTAAGAAACTAGAATCATCTAACCTTATGTAACCCAAGAGTACACATTCAGAACAATTAATGCCCTCTGAGGAGGATAACCTTAATTGTCTATGTAGTAATACGAGGGTTCGTATCAACGTGCTGGTAAAACGGCATAACTACTCAATGACAATTCAAGGAAAATATGTCAGCAACCAATTATTTAGGGCATCGTTCTGGTGCTATAAACAATGCTGGTGGAAAACGAGCGTTATTTCTAAAGCTTTATGCTGGTGAAGTAATGACAGCCTTCCAGACTAAGAATATCATGATGGATCATTGTAGAGTCCGTACTATTAAGGACGGAAAATCTGCACAGTTCATTATGACAGGTAAGAATCGAGCGGCTGCTTACCACACTCCAGGAAACGAACTTATTCCTGCAGCTCAAGCAAAACATACTGAGAGACTTGTCACTATTGATGACCTCTTAGTAGCACATCAATTCATCCCAAATATTGATGAAGCGATGCAACACTTTGACATCCGTTCAGTCTATACTGATGAAGCTTCTTATGGCCTTGCAAAAGTAGCCGATAAGAACATTCTCAGAATGGCTATTAAAGCGGCTCTATCTATAAATGCAACTAAAGCAGCAGCTTTGGTTCAGGATTATGCAGCTTGGGATGATGAAGACTACACAGCAAACGTAGCTTATGCTACTCTTGCAAACTCCATGAAAGCAGATTATTTCTTAGATGGTATTGTTGAAGCAAAACGTATCTTAGAAATGGCTGGCGCACCTCTAGATGGTATGGTGTGCGTTGTAGCTACTGATCTCTATTACAATATGTTTAAGACAGCAGGAATAAGCAAGGAAACTGGCTTACACATGTTTGATAAGGATATTGGTGGTGGAGCTTCTGTTACAGAAGTAAATGTTCCATCCATTGCAGGAATCCCAGTAGTAAGGACTCCGCATCTTGGAACAGGTAACGCTTCTGGATGGACTAATTCTCTATGGACATCAGGTGGATCTGGTAGTAACTTAACTGGTACTACTAATGATGCTGTACCTATCTCTGGAGAATCAGGCAGAAATGCTGTCTATGATCTTCCTGCTACTTACATGAATGATGCACAACAAGTTCGTGCGTTGGTCATGCATAAGGATGCAGTTGCAACTGTTAAACTGATGGATCTTGCTGTTGAATCTGAGTATCAGATCAATCGTCAAGGTACATTACTGGTTGCAAAGTATGCAATGGGTCACAACGTACTACGCCCAGCAATGGCTGTAGCGTTGACTGCACCTGTGGCATAACAACCTCGTGGGGTATGGTTAATCCTCTTGCCGTACCCCATTTTCGTAGAGGAGATATAAAAGTTCTCCATACCTCCTCTACACCCTCACACAAATATCCTCAAATAAAACTATATGGCTGTATCATTAACTTCCAAATTAGATGCTATTAATTCAATGCTTATTGGTGTTGGAGAAGCTCCAGTAAACACTTTGAACTCTGGTCTTCAGGAAGCAGAGATAGCTGCCATAACCCTAACTACAGTTTCTCGTGAAGTACAATCTTCAGGATGGACATTTAATACCGATTTAAAAATAACATTAGTAAGAAATTCAGATAACAATATAGTTGTTCCTCTTAATACTCTTAGAGTAGATACGTTAGGAGTAAAACGTAGATATGATACTGATGTAGTTCTCCGTAGTGGAAAACTTTATGATCGTACAAAAAATACATTTGTATTTACTGCTGATATTGAAGTAGACATTGTACTTCTTTTTGATTTTGAAGAGCTTCCAGAAATAGCACGAAGATATATTTCATTAAGAGCAGGAAGAAAGTTCCAAGAAAATACTATTGGTTCCAGCGAGATGACTCAGCTTCAATTCAAAGATGAACAAAATGCTTTATTTGCTTTGCGTGATGCAGATGCCCAAGCAGCAGATTTTAATATCTTTGATAACTATGATACTTTCAGAGCATTAGATAGAGGAGCATCAACCCAAACACTTACTGAATCTCAAAGAATTCTATACTCTTAATTATGCCTTTAGTCTCTACTTCTATACCTAATTTAATTAATGGTATTTCTCAGCAACCTGCTGAAATTAGATTAGCAACACAAGCAGAGAGACAAGTTAATGGATTAAGTTCTGTTGCAAGAGGTTTAGAGAAACGACCTGGAACTGAACATAGAGCAAGAGTATCTACCACAGATCAAAACGATTTATTTATCCATAGTATACGAAGAGATAGAGATGAAGAATATACAACAATTCTCAGTAGGACTTCTGGAGGTACAAAAACCTTAACAGCATACGATAAGAATGGTGTGCAAGTACCAATATTACATGATACTGTTAGTGATGCTTCAGCAGCCACGATTGTTGATGGATCACATGCTTCAGTTGTTGTTGATGCAGATTTAGGATACCTTGA